CGTTAGATGGATCGCCTACAAGTACAGATGCAGCGGCTCTAATCGTTGGGGACACTATTCGGTTTACAACTGGATCTTCTCATCTTTTTAACGAGCTTGAAAAAGATAAAGATTACTACATTCATTCAGTTACTAAGAACACTGCGCGGGCATATACAATCGGATTGTCCGAGACAGACGGGGGGGATGCTATAGACTTTACAGGGGGCAGTACAGGTAGTGAGGCCGTAGAACTGACCACATACTCTAATGTAACGTGGGCCAAGCGGGAGGCAGGCAACGATACGACAAATCCTACACCCGACTTCTTGTACCGCAAGATCAACCAGCTTTTTACTTATCAAAACAGGCTGGGCTTTGTATCCGACAAAGAAGTTTGGTTTAGCTCTGCGGGAGATCCGTTTAACTTATTCCGCACAACTGTTCGTGATGTCTTGGACGATGATCCCTTTGGTCTGTCTCCATCCGATTCTCGTGGTGATGTAATCAAGGGTGCTGTACCATTCGGCCAAAACCTCGTCATCTTTACTAACGAGGCTCAACACATTGTGCGCTCTCTAGATGGCCGCTTCTCGTCCAAAACAGTAGAGATTGTTCCCGCGTCACATGCAACTTGTGATTTTGATCCGCGACCTGTTGCTGTAAAAGATTCGTTGTTTTTCACATACTCAACATCCGAGTATGGTGGGGTGTGGGAGTTCAGGCCGAGTTCTATCCGCAACAATACATTTGAGTCAACGGATATCTCGGCGCACATTCCGGGATACCTCCCATCGGGTGCCCGTAAAATGGCAGGAAGCTCAAAGCACGGAATGGTGTTCTATCTTGATGCTCCTAAAGAATCTTCCTTTGCTGATAACGAACACAGAGATGACCCGACTGATGCTGACTGGGGTTTAAATCAGAACTTATATTGTTTCACATTTAATGAGCAGGGTGGCGAGCGTGTGCAGTCGGCGTGGACAAAGTGGCGGTTCAACGCTGATTTTGAATTTGGGCCTTTGACTACGGACTTCACGACTGGGCCACTTGGGTATCAGATTCTAAATATGGCGGTTATGGGAGATCGTTTATATTTGATTACGGCGACGTACGATATCCACACAAACGGAAGCTACTATCCCAACATTTATCTTGAGGCTATTGACCTAGACTTGTCTACGGAAGATGACGGGATCAACGACACGCTGAAGGCAAACTTTGATAACTGCCTGCTTGATCGTAAGACAACTAAAACGCAGATTGTAAACGCTGGCACGGAGAACGGTTACACGGGTCAGGAGTTTACTGGGGGCAATACAAAGATTATTCTTCCGTGGAACTTCCACACTACGATGAAAGACTCTATCGAAGTAGTCACATCGGGAGGTGTCCGCTACAGTGCGAACACATCTCCTAGGCTATCTGTGACTGCCAGCACAGCGTCAGAACGTGGGTACTTAACTGTTGCAGGCGTGGACATTACGAGCCTCGACTACTTTGTGGGCTTCTCCTACACCATGTCCTCCACTGTTGGACCGTTCGCGCCAAGAATCCAAAACACCCCTCTGCGTGGCCGTCAGACCTTTGTGCGCGGCGCAAGACTGACGTACACAAAAGCAAATGAGTTCGACATATCCGTCACACACGGAGGAACAACGTATACGGATACGGTGAGTGCCGGAACCAACACAGGAACAAAGAGCGGCGAAATGTACTTTGGTATTCGCCAGCACATGCCCGATCTGTCGTTCACGATAAGTAACTCGGCACCGTGGAACGCCATGTTCCAAGGTCTCATGTACGACCTAAATGTTCAAGAGGTGATGGGCCGTGGATAAATTCATCGTACGTCCCTCTGAGCCGTCTGACGGCGAAGCACTCGCCCCGAATCTGCGCCTAGCTGATCGTCGGGAAATTATTGCGATGACTGGCGAGTCTGCGCGTAACGGTCTAAAGTCCGCGATAGAGGCCAGTACCCACTGCTGGACGGCCCTTATCGGCGAAGAACCAATCGCCATTTTTGGTTATTGTTCGGACTCATCTAACAATGCAAACATCTGGCTGTTAGGGTCGGACAAGATCAAGGCCACGAGGTTTCAGTTTCTGCGTGAATCTAAAAAGTGGCTCAAAAAAATTGTCGAAGATTTTGACCGCGTATGGGCCATAGCCGACGTACGCAATAAAGCACACAAAGACTGGTATAAATGGCTAGGCTTTGATATAGTAACAACAGTAAACATGGGACCTTTTATGCTCCCCTTTTATCATATTGAATATGTAAAGGAGGCTTCCAATGTGTAACCCCGCTATAGCCCTCGCTGCCGCTGGTGCTGCTGAGTGGTACATGGGTGAGCAACAACGTAAAGCAACACGAGAGTCTGCGACCCTTGCCCTAAAGGTGGGACGTAGAGCCGAGGCTATGCGGCAAACCGAAGAGATGCAGGCTGCTGAACTTGAGCGCGATAAGATTCGCCGCAAAACTGCTATATCGACCGGGCAACTGGCAGCTATTGGAGCGCGTCGTGGTACATCAACCTCGAACGCTCTACAACAATCATTCAATGAATTCCAAACCCGTGAAGGCGAATACCAGTCGGCTATCTCGTCTAAGCGCAAACAGCAGATGTTATCTGGTCAAATTCGTGATGCCTCTCGTATCGCAACATGGCAAGGCCGCATGATGCAGAACAAGAGCACAGGTATTCTTGGTCTCGCAGTCTCGGCTGGCACAGGCTACATGAAAGGAATGTCGATGATGACGCCAGATCCCGACGTTGGTGGGGCTTTTGATGCAACGTACCAACCGACATCGCAGGCCATGCTGGGGCAGCCGCAGACCTATGGTTATCAGCAGGCTTACGGCGTTGGCCCCATGCAAAGCGCGATACCGGG